GTTTCACTAATAATAATCTTTTGTCCGTTATTGTAGTAATAAGATTGAACTGCACCAGACGATAATACTGTCTGTGTTGGATCAAGTTTTTCTTCCAAGAATGCATCATCAATCTGTGTAACAATAGACTGAACATTTGCTGTTACTTGATATGATGGATTCACAGTTACTGAGTGACCAGAAGTACCAATGCGTAGTGCTGTACCAAACTTGAATGTTTGAGTTTGTGAAGCCAATACTGATGGTGTGAATCTTTTCTCTAGCGTGACTTCAATATTTTCAGATGTGATTGATATATCAGAGTCTGAAACATACTTCAACATATTAGGCAATGAGAATGTTGCATTAAATGTATTCAGAGTTGTTGCAGAGTATGTTTGAATCGCAGAGATAACAGTATTTTTAATTTGTTCTGATGATTTTGTTGTTAACTTTGGATCATACTCGACATCACAAACAATATTTAAATATGTGTAGTCTGGGTCAACAACCACTGGAGTAACTGTCAACACATTCATCGGCTTGATGACTTCATCAACAATGTGTTTCTTTTCTGTTGATGTAAAGAAGTACTTACCTGTTGGTTTGATTGCAACATATACTTTTCCATACACAGGTCGTTCTTCTTCTTCACCACCCCAAACAGTTACAGCATCAATTGGATATTCAGTTGATGCTTTTTTAACCAAAGAAACATAGTCATCTTTCGTGACTGCACGATTTTGTGCTGCATATACTTTGGGTGCAGTAAAACGGATTGAATCAATAGATTCACGGTCTGAACCAGCAGATGATGCAATCACTGGATATGTGATTGTGTTTGCGTAACCAATATTGTCAAGCAATACAAAATTGTTTGCACCACGAGATGATGACGCTTGTGTTACCACATATGATACATTTACGATATTACCGTCAGATAGTTTTTTACCAATTACACCATCACCAAAATAGATTTCATAGTAACCATCAAGACCTTCTTGTAAGAAGAACACTTTTGATGTTGAATCCAGTGTCAGATAGTCTGTGTTTTTTGTATATGTCGTGACTGAAGTATTTGAACTTGTTTGCTGAATAGATACCGTGATTGTTGATGTATCAATGTTTGTATCTGGTAGCGAGAAAGTTTGTGAAGGATTCGCTGTATTGTTAACTTCAAATTGATATGATACAGGTTCACCTTGATAGATACCTAGATTTGTAAATGTTGCAGTATTGCTTGATACATTTACTGTCTTTGAATCATATGTGACATATGTGTAGTTTACGCCATCAACTGCTTCAGATTGAAACTTAGTGAATCTTGGAAGTGTTACAGATGATGCATTTGTTACATTGTTGACAACGAGATTGACTTCTGCGTAAGGTGCAGATGCTGATGTTGGTGTATAGTTCAACATCTTTGCATGTGAGATTGCAGAACTTCTAAGTTGTGCAGTATCCAAGAACATCTCATTTGCAAGCATGTTCAAATAGTATGCTTGATAATGAGTGTTGTATGCAAGAACATCAATTAATGTAGAAAGTGCAGAACCTTCAAAGTCGTAATCCTGAAAAGTAGATTGACCTTTTAGATATGTTTTAAGACTTGATTTGATTCTGTCAAAGTCCAAATCCGCAATCTGAATATTGGTATTTGAAGCCATTTATCGTAACCTTTGTAGCAGAAAATTTATTGTTATTGGTGTTGATTGGTTTACCAGATAGAAACTTATGTAAACGGTGTACGAGTTTTCGTCTGGAGACATGTCAACGAATACTTCATTTAGAGTTGCTCTTGGTTCATAATTCTTAATCACATCAGAGATTTCTTTTTGTAGATAGTTAGCAGTCAGAGGACTGATGGGTTCAAACAACATTCTACGAACATTTGAACCAATATCTGGCTGAAATGGGCGCTCATAGTGATTCGTCATAATCAAATTTTTGACGGAACGAATCACAGCCTGTTCGTCATAACTTAAAACTAAGTCTTTTTTGACAGGATGTTTGGTGAATCTGAAATCTAAATCTGAGTATGTTCTTAGAGCCATATACTATTTATCCAGCAAAAACATCGGAACTACCACTTGCTGTGTGTCCACAAGTGGCTAAATCTCCCGCCCTACACACAGCAATTCCATTTGCAAATACTGTAGAAGAACCGGAAGACATTGTAGGAGAATCATGCGGTGCTAGTCCATGTCCTGTGACAGTTGCACCAATCACAACAATAGGTGAGCCGTCAACGAATACTGTTGGGGCTAAGTTACCAATAATTACATCACCAGCAGTATCAACTCCTACTCTTGCTATACCTGTCATGCTGTTCCAGACAAGTCTACTAAACCTGCCGTTCTAGGTGAGTGATTGTAGAATGTCATAACTTTTGTGCGGTCTGTGGGAGCACGATTACCGTTCACATTAAACGAAATGTGTATCCATGGACCCTTTGTTCCTGTCGTTTTATATTCTAACAACAGTTGGTCATAAGAGATGTTGTCACGAATCCACTGTGCAATTACAAAGTATTGTGCTTTTGTTGCACCAGTGAATTGCATGTCTGCTGCTTGACCAATCTCATGCTGACTTCTTCCAGCAGATGCACCTTCAGGATTTCTGAAAGCATTTGTGACAACCATGTTTGGATATTGGTCTTTAATAGGATCCAATGCATTAAGTGCAAGCATCTTCAGATTACACACAATATCATCGACCTTCAGTCCACGCTGTGCATGTACACGAACTTGCGGTAGAACAGAACGATTGGACAACTGACCCAGAGTGAAATGTTTTGATAACTTTAAATCATCAGGGAAAGATGTGAGCATGTGAATGTCACCGCAGTCTGTAGTCTTTGGTGGGATCGCTTTACCTTGTGCGTTGTCTTTTGTACCTTCAACTGCTGCTTTATTGATGTCAGCATTTTTGTATACACCATTTGAGATTTGACGCTGAATGTGTGCTGCTGCACCTGCTTCACCTGCATCAAACATAACACCCGCTTGTTCTGCTGGAGTTGGTTCTGCTGGAGGCTGTCCTGCATTTGCTGTAACTCTTGCTGGTGCATCTGGTAAGCCATCAGCATATCCAGAATTCAATTGAACTTCAGCGGCGTCAACATTAAAGTTACCACCTGCTTTGATATTATAGTCACCACCTACAGATGCATTCAAGTCACCTGCAACTTTTAGATTTACATCATTATAAACTGTAATGTTTGCGTCACCTTTAGAAATGATATTGACGCCACCATCGACAGTCAGATTACAGTTACCCATGATGTTCACATAGTTTGAACCTAATGTGATTTCGTAGTTGTCACGGACAATCTTTTCTACTTTAGTTCCCGTAGGAAAGACATGTTGGAATGAACCCGAACCATGTGCTAAGTGTAGTCGTTCCCATCCTGGCGTATCATCCATTTCAAACAGATGACCGAACTCTGTTTCTTTTACTGAGTTATATGGATACTTTGGATTGTATGGTGGAAAAGGTTCTGACCATGTAGAACCATCGGCTGTTGCAACATCTTCAACGAGATTTTCACGCTGGTCCTGTATCGTTCTCATCTTTAGAATGTTCTCATAACGAGCAGAACGAGCAGTTGTCGCTTCACCTAAATTGATAGCAGAATTACCTGTGGGATCAGGATAGTGCTTAGATGGATTGCGGGTGATTACTATACCTGTACCATCTGTCGAATATTCTTTTGTTGGATATGCAGGTGCATTCTGCAAATCTGCATCTTTACGAGCATCGGAGAATCCTTGAGTTGCAGGAATGTCTGCCGATGGCACACCTGGAATAACACCCATCATAACTGGCTGCTGACCAGACTGTCCATCTGTAAAGAATCCAACAACCATATCACCATCTTTAGGTGTGTTAGTTGTCATAGATTCGTTGATTGCAAACATAGGCAACGCCCATGGCAAATCTTCTGTTGGTATCAATGTCTTGTCATCAGTATGCCAACCAAAGATACGAACTTGACAACGCCCGACACGCAGAGGATCAATACGATTCTCGATGATGCCCAGCCACCACACGAATCCTTCTTGTCCGATAAAATTCTTTTTAAACATTATTCTTCTCTCACAGTTTTCCAAATTGGAAGGTCATTAGAAAAATTAGGATATATTGTTGCTGATGACTCTTTAGATAATTCTAAAATTGTTTCAAATCTGTTTTCCTGATCCATCTTGTGACGCAATGCAGTAATTAGATAGTTACCTGAATAGTATGGATCAAGTTTACGACCATCCGTATCAACCAATTCTGTTGATGGTAGATTGAAAGTGATTACATCACCAACTTTTATTGTCATGTTACCAGGAACAACAAGTCTTAATTTTGTTGAATCTATTTGTGCTAGTTGTGTTGTGCGATATGGAACAAAAGTTTCAATATTGATTTCTTTTGTCATACCAACACGGTCAGCAATATACTTATTCACCGATTGTCCAGCGTTTGTTGTTACGACTTTTAATAGACTCTGAGGTACT